GTGATAATAACAGAAAAGGAGTACTACATGGCTGTTCTAGCACTAGATATCTCGGGAGTTCCCCGGCAATGGATATCAAATGATGACGCAATTACCTATAAAGCAAAAGATGCCATTGCATGGAGTATGGGCAATATTGTGGCTAAATATCGTGGTGGTATGCAAAATGACGGTACATTAAGTTACTTGGAAGCTAATAGCATTATTGCTATCAAAGGTCATGGATTCAATCCATATAAACATTCATGTGTGGCACTAACTAATAAAACATTGTTTGGTCGTGACAGACACGTTTGTGCATATTGCGGAGAATACTTTGCTAACTACCATGCGTTAAGTAGAGACCATATTCATCCAAAAAGTAAAGGTGGCGAAAACACCTGGATGAACGTTGTTACGGCATGCAAAGATTGTAACAGCAAAAAAGGTCATAAGACATTGAAAGATTCCCGTATGGAATTATTATACACTCCGTATATCCCAAACCACTACGAAAATATGATTCTACAACATAGAACAATTCTTGCTGACCAAATGGAATACTTGCTTGCAGGTGTTCCCAAACACAGCAGAATATTGCTATCATAGGTTGACATAAAAGTTTTCCTATGATACAATAGCTGTTAAATAAACATGTCGTAAGACACAAGCCCACATAGCTCATTTGGTAGAGCAACGCACTTGTAATGCGTAGGTGCCGTGTTCGAATCATGGTGTGGGCACCAAAAATATTCCTCAATAGCACAGCGGTAGTTGCGTCTGACTGTTAATCAGAATGTCGGTGGTTCGATCCCATCTTGAGGAGCCATTCAAATAGTTGTTGTCAAACTTGACAACAAATCAACAATCCTCTATAATAGAGACAAGTAAGAAATATATCTGGCGTTCGTTCAACGGATAGGACAACATTCTTCTAAAGTGTTTATAGGGGTTCGATTCCCTTACGCCGGACCAATAACAGGTGTTGTAAAAATACAACAACACAAAGTTTGACAATAAATCAAGTTGGTGCTATAATAGATACTTAGATTGATTGAACAAGTTCTCGGACACAGAGACACAAAAAAGAATTTGACAATAAATGGTAAAGGTGTTATAATAGACACATAGCAACAAACGATAGAGTAGTTGCAAGAGTTCTTTAAAATTTAGAATTCATATATCCCTGTTAAGTTCAGGGCTCTATATGTAAACATATTAAGGGTTACCTGATCCGTTAGGGTGTACGAAGGTTATAAGGGTATCGACGGATACACGCCAAGACATACATCATGAAGCGTATGATAACGAAAGTTATGAACGTGACGGGCAGTTAGGCAGTAATGACGAAGTTCAGAGTTCCCGGTGTACAAGCCGGGGTACAGGAGACGGTCCTGGACAGACGAATGTAGTTCCCATAATGTGTTTTCATATAGAGTGTTATTAGTTTTGCTGATGTAAGCCATGGGGGAAACGTCAACCCTGAGTAACTATGTATATAAACGGTACGTCCAGCTGGCAATTCCGTTGAGCATAGCAAACAGTGCGTCAGCAAAACTAATAACATGGAGCTATCGTCTATCGGTTAGGACATCTGGTTTTCATCCAGGCAAGCGGGGTTCGATTCCCCGTAGCTCTTCCAAAGAATCCCGTTACTACTTTCGTCAAAGTAGCGTTTGATTAGCGATAGAGATCCGGTGGCAGAAAACCGTAAGAGCAGGGATGGAAACTACCCCGGCAGACTCTGATAGGCAGTATCTCTCTGCACACAGACATATAGAATAAAAGAGATGGACAGAGTAACCGCTCAATTAAGGGCTTGTGTGGAAACAAGTAGCTTATCCTAATTTGGAGATGTAGGAAAATTGGTAACCCCAGGAGACTGTAAATCTTCCGCTTCGGCACTGTTGGTTCAACTCCAACCGTCTCCACCAAGAACAAATAGAAATCTTGCTACGCAAGCTCTTTCTCAATGTTTATTAGTTTCAATGGGTGATATAGAAACTACTACTAATTTAGGCTCGTTCGTATAATGGTCATTACTTCGGATTGTCTATCCGATTACGGGAGTTCGATTCTCCCACGAGTCGCCATCGATAAATATCTTCATGAATGAAGCTTATATTTACAATGATACTAGAATGCGTGGATTCACATATTCAGGTTACAATTTAATTGAAGAGGTAAATTCCTTATTTCCGCAAAAAGTAATTGATGTGGGATGTGGGGAAAATCTTTTCAAGGACAAAATACATAATTTGATTGGCTTTGACGCTGATCCATATCCAAATAGTGATATGCAGGCTTCAGTAAATGATGTCGTCTTTGAAAAAGAATCAATAGATATCGCACTTTGTTTAGGTTCCATACAATATAAACCCGTAGAAAATCAATTCTATGATGTAGAAAAAATTGTAAGTTGGATCAAGCCCGGTGGATATATTGTAGTAAGAATGCAACCATTTTTAGATTATATAGGTCATAATGAAGATTATATATCTAATTTTGGTACTAAACATAGATTAAGTTATAAAACATTTTATGAATGGACTAATAAGTTGAACTTATCAGTTTGTAAACCAATTGTTTTAGATATCAATAAAAATTTTCCAACAGTTGAACGATTGGTTTGGTGGTGGAAAAAATAGTTTTGTAAGTGTTAGCAAGTGAAGTCACGCTAATGAGGTTTCTTCGAAGGACTGAGTTAGTAGAAGGTTGCGGGTTCGATGCCCGGCTGATCGCTTGAGTGGGATCGGCATACATGATGGCGTATCAGCTGGATGAATCCCAAGTAGCGTACCGAGTCCCGGTCGACTTTATTACACGGGTGAATGGTATCAATAACGATGGTGATACTACTTACAAATTCATTGACAACAAATCTATTATGATATATAATAGTAACAAGATTTGCGACTGTGGTGAAATAGGTAGACACAAGAGACTTAAAATCTCTCGCCCAACAGCGTGCCGGTTCGATTCCGGCCAGTCGTACCAAACAATGCCTTGATAGCTCAATTGGTTAGAGCACACGACTCATAATCGTTAGGTTACTGGTTCGAGTCCAGTTCGAGGCACCAAGTATCAGGAGTATTGGCCGAGCGGTTAAGGCAACAGATTGCTAATCTGTCACTGGGCAACCGGTGGGTAGGTTCGATTCCTACATACTCCGCCAGAACGTTCCGGGTGTCTCCGGATACTGTGACCCACAGGATGAGAAGTAGTGTGACAACTACGGGTGGTAGTCTTCGAACCGAAAGGCCGTTAGCAACACGAGAGCGGTCCCTGTCGGGAAGCGGGTGGAAGCTGTGTGTGATGTTGTCGTGGATTATTCGTCTAGTCCGATGATTGATGCAGTATAATTACCGCCGGGGGATGCAGAGCATATATGCAACGGTGGCAGAGCGGCCCAATGCAACGGATTGCAAATCCGTAAAACCGTCAGTTCAAATCTGACCCGTTGCTCCAGTTAACTAAAGTGCTTGTATAAAAGCAAGTGCTGTTTCGATGTTGTTGAAGAATTTCATGGTCAATGTGAAGTTGTCAATATCAAATACCATAATGTAAAATGTATGTTCAGCACTCATTGATAAGTGTATAACAAGTCCTGTTTTTGTGATAGCGTCATATATGTACATAAATATATTTATGCGGGGTTCGTATAGTGGTAATACCTTAGCCTTCCAAGCTAATGCTGACAGTTCGATTCTGTTACCCCGCTCCAATGTTATTAAATACTAGATGAAATTATTATTTGTTCCACTAGATATAGACGTTACTGAAACTAGTTTTGAGTTAGGTGATCAACATACCTATCATCAAAATTTTTGGGAAACAAAAGAAGTTCTTGGTAAAGAAAATAACTATCAACAATATAGAAGTTTATTAGATCAAATACCAATAATAGATATCACAACATTTACGCATAAGTTTCAACAAATAGTAGTTAATCCTCACCATGATTATTATCCCGGTGATAATTTATCTAATGAATATAAACACATTGCACAAGCTGAACCGGCTGGGTATCATGTAGTATTAAAAGGTAAATGCGACTCGCTTGAAATATTTAATGGCAAAGAATGGATAACTCCTATATTGCCTCAAGTGCCCATAGCATACCTGCTTAATCTTACCGCATGTTTGCATAGAGTAAAGGAAGATTTTATGAGAGAAACACTTTATATTAAAGGTTTCTTGGATGTAGAAAAACATAAACAATTGATAGAGTGTAGTTTAAAACGCTATGGTGATCTAGCAATATATAACACGGCTTAGACCTCTGTAATAACTAACCGGTAAATGGTTATCATACGTCTGAGTTCTTCTTATCCAAAGATAGTTGACATATAAATAGATATATGTTATAATATAACACATTACATGAACACAACTGGAGTACTCGCTAGGTCCATAACTTAGAAGGAGATTCGTAGTGTGTTATATTATAACTGCCCTGGTGACGGAATTGGTATACGTGTTGGTCTTAGAAGCCAAATTTTAGGAGTTCGAGTCTCCTCTGGGGCACCATATAAAAACATATTTGACTAAACTCGGGTTCATCCGTGATAGCTTTTGCTACTATATCAAGTGTGTTTCTACATGGGGGATTAGCTCATTTGGGAGAGCGGCTGCTTTGCAAGCAGTAGGTGACCAGTTCGATCCTGGTATCCTCCACCAAATACTTGAGGACTCATAATATGAACATAGTGATAATAGGGGGAGGTGAACCCGGTAAGTTTGGTAATGACCTAGTATTGCGTATGCGTACTGATGGTCATAACGTTTATATTGTATCTCACAAGAATTACAATACAGGACATCCACATGATATCAAAGCAAACTTTGATAGTGTTCAATGTGTAGTAGAAGCATTTAATGAAGTGACCAAAGATGTTGATACTGTTGATATGATTCTTTTTAATTCCAATTCAGGTTCTTATCCAAATGATGAAAATTGCTTTACTTCTACTAGTGTAGTTGACTTAAAAAGATGGGAAGAGAATATAAGACTTGCATGCCATATACCTCATGTTTTGGGTGTAGAAGCATTAAAACGAATGAATGAAAATAGTAAAATTATTTTTATTATATCATATATGGCAGTAAAGTTCAATCGTAATGAATGGACAAGTTATGCGGGGTATGCAGGAAGCAAAGCAATGCAAGCTCACATGATGAGGGCATTTGCCGAACACAATGACAAAGGTGCAATAGCAACAGCTATAGCTCCGCATTTTACATACGATAATCCCGAAATATACAAACAAACTTTTGAAGTAGTGTATAATTACATTAATAAATTAACAATAAAAGATAACAGTAAGATTATGTATGTGGATGCGTTTGCTAAACCACCAAGTATTACTAATTATGCAGAATTGTGAAATACGCGGGTTGGGTGGTCACCACACCGGTCTCATAAGCCAGGTGCATCGGCAGTTCGAATCTGTCACCCGCATCCAATTACGGAGTGTAGCACAGCCTGGTAGTGCGCTTGCTTTGGGAGCAAGAGGTCGTAGGTTCGAATCCTACTATTCCGACCAAGTTTTTAACAAAGGAAGATAGTATGACATGCAGAGGTTATGACCCAAAAGCCGTTAAAATCGGTAAGCTAGTAAAGATTGCAGCCGCTCAAATTCTTGATCCACATGTACGTGGTTCATTTTTGCGTAGCTATGCTAAGATTGCACAAGAAGGTTTGCGATCATACAGTGGGGGTAAAGGGGACAAGAAGTGAGCAAAGGTTCTAGTCCAAGACCATACAGTGTCAGTCAACAAGAATATGCAAACAACTATGACAAAATCTTTCGTAAGCCTGATCCAAGAATGATTGAGGATCAAAAGAATGAAGATGAAGCGTTTGAAAAAATTGCTAGAGAAACAGAAGTTAAAGACAGCTCTCAAGGGGGTTAAATAAAAATATGCATCGATAGCTCAGGGGTAGAGCGTCTCCTTTACACGGAGAGGGTCCGCGGTTCGAAACCGTGTCGATGTACCAAGAATATGCGGGAATAGCTCAGTTGGTAGAGCATCACGTTGCCAACGTGAATGTCGTCGGTTCGAACCCGATTTCCCGCTCCAAATATAAACATAAATACAATATGCAAAAATACAATGTAAACATTCCGGGTTGGATGCTCGAAAAAGAATTAATAATTCTTTCAACATTGGCTGGTTATGTTCCTGATAATGGTTCTATTTTAGAAATAGGTTGTTTTTTGGGTAGTTCTACTACTGCCCTCTATAGAGGTAAAAATTCTTCTGTAAGCATGGATATAGTTGATAATTTTAGAATTGTTTCTAGCCAATCATTATTAAATATTGAGTTTGAAAATTTGCAATTTGCACTAGGCGATCCTATTATGTATGCTGATGCAAGAGAAATTGCAAAAGCTACAGGATGGCATGATGCATTTAGATTTTGTATAGGTGAAGAAATGTATGCTAATATAAATGTACACCCTACTTCTAGCAAAGATTTTGAGAAAGTAAAACATTACGATCTTACCTTTATTGATGCTTCACATACATTATTGGATGTTAAACATGATATTGAAAAGTATGAATCCGATACCGGATTATTACTAGGAGATGATTTTCATCCCTGGTTTAATGGGGTTGCGGTCGCATTAAATCAAACAAAAAAAAATAGAACATTGATAGTTTTTGAAAATACTAAATTATGGGCTCTGATACCTAACACAGGATACTGGAGAGATGTATTTAAAAATAACAACCTATTATTTTTAGAGTAAGCATGAAATACGAAATCATTGAAGATTGTAGTCCTTATTATATTAGATATACTCACGCCGGTATACAGTCTATAATAGATTATTGCAATGTAATCACCCCGGATATTTATAAGATAAATGAAGATTTTACTCATTATAAATTACAGCCAGATGAATCTAAAAAAATGCTGAGTATGATTCCCTTAAAATTTCCACCATTAGAAATTGATCGGGTATCGTTATTCATATCAAAGCCGCATATGACATATAGGGCTCATAAAGACGGATCATTTGACCATGTTAGTATAAATTATACTTCTAAAATATTAGATGATAAGTGTGTGACCAGCTGGTATAGTGATGAAGATTTATCTATGTATGAAATCGATCCTAAACATAATGGATCAAGGGAATGTGTTGGATTTGATAAAACTAAACACTCCCCGGTTAAATCAATGGTGGCTCAGCCCAATGAAGCAATATTGTTTAATACCGAAATATTTCACGATTGGGATAATTCACAATCAGATAATGAAAGAGTTGTATTAACATTAAGGCCTGCATTAGCATTAAGACCTAAAATTTATTTTGAGACAATGAAAAGATTAATGTTTGAATTTTAAAAAGGAAGAAAATGACTGAAAGCAGAGCAAGATATACAAGTGAAGACGCCGTTAATATGGTTGGTAATCGATTTGATTTAGTTCTTATCGCTTCACATAGAGTAAGAGAGTTAAAGCGTGGACATCGTTCTACACTAGTCTCTAAAGCAGGTCCTATTGTGACTGCACTTCAAGAAATTGAAGCAGGACTTGTGGGTAGAGAATACCTCAAGCGTATTAGAAAAAACGCATAAAGAATATATCTCGGTAGCTCAATTGGCAGAGCACTGGTCTCCAAAACCAGGGGTTGTAAGTTCGAGGCTTACCCGGGATGCCAAAAACAAAAGGTCGTTAACGACCTTTTCCTAGATAAATACATTATGTATCAAGTATTATATAATCCTGGTGCGGCAGGAGATATGTTAGCCGCAGTAATAGATAGTAAAGATTATGATTTAACCAATATTGATGTGCGGGCTAGGCCTAATACATTAAGATTACACTTTAAGTTGGCTATTATTAAAAATAATGGTGCAGAAAATGTATTATATTCTGGTTCTAGAAAAACTCCATATTTAGAAGAAATAGAAAAAAAATACACAGCAATTACCTGTAGTCATTATTTTGATTTTGGATTACAACATATAATAGATACTATTTTAATTGATGACTCTGATTATAAATATGCCAAATGGTGTATGGAACGGAGTCATATAATTCTTCCTAAATCTCATCCTCCATTTAATGAAACAGAACTCGCTAGACGAATTCAAAGAGTTAAATTTGCTAAAAAATATGGCCATATTCGTAAAGTCATACTCTTTAAAGATATATTAGAAGGTAATCTAATAGAAAAATTACAGCAATGGATAGACACTCCATTAAACGTCAATATATACAATCACTGGTTACATAAAATTATAGCACCCTTGCCCAAGGTTGACTAATAATCCAAGGTGTAGTATAATACATTATTAAGGAGTTAGATATGTGGATTGAAAATGTAGCAGCCGCTGATATACCTACTAGATTTCATCATGAAGCCGGAGAGAATAGTATGCTGATTAGCATCACAGACCCTGCGAGTTGGAGACCAACACCTGCTCACAAATTCAAAGAGATTCACAATTTTGAATTCTTGGACATTGAGAAGAATGATTTTGCTTTAGATGAAGCAATGCGTTGCAGTCAAGAACAAGCAAACGAATTGGTTAGACTATTGCAACATGCCAAAGAAAATAGAATGAACGTGGTTGTTCATTGTTTTGCAGGTGTATGCCGTAGTGGTGCAGTATGCGAAGTTGGTGTTATGATGGGGTTTGAAGACGTAGGAAGATGGCGTAGCCCTAACTTACTTGTCAAACATCGTATGATGAAGGCATTAGGTTGGACATATGATGAAGATGAAAAGCCAAACATTGATGATTGGCGATCTTTTAAGAGAATAGAATGAACAAGTTAAATGAAGATGGTAAGGTGGCAGTGTTGTATAGTCCTGGCTTCGGTGCAGGATGGTACACATGGAACTATGAATGTCCTGAAATTCTTTTTGATCCAGCAATCGTAAAGTTTGTTGAAAAGGAAAAATGGGATGAATTGGCAACATATGTAGCATTGAAGTATCCAGATATCTACACCGGTGGTATGAAAGATTTAGAAGTAGAATGGATGCCGGTAGGAACAGAATTCAAAATAAATGAATATGATGGTGCCGAATCCATCGAATACAAAGAAAGCGACCACTGGATGGTTGCGTAAAGGAATAAAATGTTTAAAGTAAAAGAATTAGAATTTGTAGACTTAAATTCAGCAATGGATTATGCTAAGTCATTAAACGAATTCATTTCTATCATAGGAGACGGATTCGAAGTATGCGGTATGTTTGGTGTAGACAGTGTGCGTGATGGTAAGTGTCCGGATGGCATCGCTTATGATTGGAACAAAACGTCACGCATCGGACGAGTAAAGAAAGAGAGGGTATAATGCCAGCAGTATTTTTAACGAGTGACACCCACTTTGGTCATGCCGGCGTGTGCAGATTCACCGAAGCAGACGGTGTTACAAAGATTCGTCCATGGACTGATCCACATGAGATGGATGAGGAAATGATTAAGCGTTGGAACGACCGAGTTCGTCCAAATGACAAAGTATATCACTTAGGTGACGTAGTTATTAACCGCAAGTCATTAATTACGTTGAGTCGCTTAAACGGTGACAAGGTATTGATTCGTGGTAACCACGATATCTTTCGTGATGATGAGTATAGATTATACTTCCGTGAATTACGTGCGTATCATGTAATGAACGGTATGATTTTAAGTCACATCCCGTTACATGAGGCATCATTAGGACGTTTTGGTGTCAACATTCATGGCCACTTACATTCTAATAGAGTGAAAAAAGCTAGAGGTATTGACGCTAAGACAGGTGTAACATTATACAGTGATGAAAACGATGTTCGTTATCATTGTGTATGTGTTGAACAAACAGATTTTACACCTATCCTGTTTGAAGACGTTATCAAACGTATCGAGGCAGAAGGCGGTTCAGTTGGATTCAAAAGTGGGAACGGCCCCACAATGTAAAATAGACCTTTCGGGGTCTATTTTTTTGGCTATAATTTAGTATAAACAAAATATAATCTATCATTATTATCTTTCTTAAAAGTATCTAACTTGAGATTATATTTTTCAGCAAATTCATTTACAACTTCAAATGTCCAAGGAAATATTTCAACATACGGCCCTGTCTTGTGAGTGATCCCTGGGTTAGCACGTAGATAGAATTTTCCACCCTTCTTCAATAGATTGATGCAATGACTGAACCGTGATTCAATCTCATCACGTGAATTAAAATTAATAGATCCAAGAGCCATTATAACATCGTGACTTTCTGGCTTTACTTTATATTCTAAGATGTCAACCTCATAGTCAGCTTGATTGTTATATGGATCAATGCCAATAATATTCTGAATACGACCCTTAAATGGGTGATACCCACAACCAACATCAAGTACTTTCTCCGGGTTTAGTTTGTTGATTTCATCAGCAAGTTCCCATCCAGTATGCTCATAGTCACCTGTTCTAGGCTTCCATATCTCACTAAAGAATCTTAGGATATAGCGTTCTGACAAGTCATTAGTAATAGCACCTAGTGTCCCTACATAATCGCAGGGCAAATGCAATTCAGCTTCTACACTATCTTTGAATTTGCTATATCGTGCGGGCGTCCAAGGTAAGTCTTGCACAATAGTTTGTTCGTCTATAGAAATTTTACTGTACTTGGGTAAATTGAACGCAAGCTGTAAATTTTCTTGTAATAGCTTAAAAATTTTAGTATTCATCTGATTTTTTCTATATTTAGTAAATTTTTATGCTGAATGGCATAAATATATTGTCATCATATTTATATTAGGAGGAACGATGAAAAAAATTTTAGCAACACTTACATTAGCAGTATTACCTATGTTATCATTTGCATGGGAACCAACCAAACCAGTACAAGTTTATATTGGTAACACTCCCGGTGCTGGTAACGAAATGGCATTTCGTAAACTAGCAGAGATTGTACAGAAATCTAATCCAAAGTTCACATATGTAGTTCAGAATATTCCTGGTGCTGATTCAGTCATTGCCAACAACAAGTTTTTAGAAGCTCCTAATGATGGACACACTATCAACTTACCAAGTCACATGAGTTCATATGTAACGAATGATATCTGGGAAAAGAATATTAAGAAGTATAACTACGACAGCTTCATTGACGTATTGACAATGGGAAAGAGCCCTCTAGTATTAGTTGCTAGTGTAAAGAGTGGCATCAACACCCCGCAAGAGTTTATCAAATACATTCAATCAGGTAGAAACATTAACGTTGCTATTGGTGGCGGAGCACATAGAACAGCATTTGAATATCTACTAGACAAGGGTAATGGAAACAAAGATGCTGTCAAAAGTATTAAATTCAACGGACCGTTACCGGCAGTTACTAGCGTAGCAAGTTATGATGGTAAAACTGGCACAGAGTTTGGTATCATGCCAATTGCAGTTGCTAAACCATTGATTGAAGGTGGCAAAGTTAAACCAATTGGGTTTACTGGCACACGTAAGATGCCTCAGTTTCCTGATGTTCCCTTACTAAACACAGTAGCCCCGGGCATTAACGTGTATGCCGCATGGAGTATTGAATTACCACCTGGCACAGATAAAGATATTGTTGCATGGTATCAACAACAGTTTAGTAAAGCAGTCCGTAGCACTGAATACAAGGAATACATTGATGCTAATGTTATATTCTATGCAGAAGATGAACTTACGCCTGCAGGATTGAAAAAACATATGGACGATTTACGCGCGGCATTCTTGCCTGTGCTAAGTAAGATTGACCTATCTAAGGATTAAATGAAATACATATTTGTCGCAGGAGCACCGGGCAGTAAATGGTCTAGTGTTGTAAAGAACATCTACTATAGTCCTAGCGTTGACCAATCAGATTACAGTGATACTAGAACATATTACCATGACGCCAGTGGCAAAATGGAATTGATGCATTTAGGTGCATACTACGACCCTGGCATGGAGTTTGGTAAACTATTTCATCGATTACCAATGTATGATAGAGAAACATTAGAGCGTGACTTTGATGAAGCATTTACCGGTGAAGGTGTACGTATCATTAAAAGTCATGTGTTCAGCAATCATATTGATTACATCAAAGAAACATGGCCTGATTGTCCTATCGTGTTAGTACATCGTCCTGATGATGCGTGTTTAGGGTGGTGGGTCAAGTGCGGTCACTTTGACATTACATACCCTGACTACAGTGAATACTATCAGAACTTGAAAGTCATGGCAGAGAAGATTAAACAACAGAATCAGGGCATAGTTAAAGCAAACTACAAATATCCCGGTAAAGTTCCATTAACTAATCACATGCTCTGCAAGATGTTAAAAATACAATTGCCTCCTAATGATTATTATCAAGACTACGGTGCATCAGATGTAAGAGTTACAGTGATATGAAACAACTGTTAATTATTACCGGACCACAAGGATCCGGTAATCATGTGTTCAGTAAAGTATTAGCACTACACCAAGATGTATCTGGTTGGAAAGAATTGCTTATTGATTATTGGATAGCACATGACCATGAACCTTTTAGTGAATGCTGGAATACACCTAGTCTTGTTCATAGTATTGACTGGTCAAAATGTGATAATTATGTAACCAGCATCAGTTGCCCTTATGCAAATAACGGGGTTGTTACTATACCCAAATACAAACTGTTTGTTGAGACACTAGAGAAATTTGGTATCAAAGTTAAAATAGCAATCATTGGCAGAGACCAAAATATTTTAAAGCATCAACAACATAGAGTAAGAGATAGAGTTAGTCTATCTGACTTTGATGAACCACTTGAGTATCTAATGACATTAGATTCAGTATTCATAAGCCAAGAACTACTGTATTTGTATAAGGGTAAATATCTACAAAGCTTATCTAAGCAGTTAGACTTTCCTATAGCGTATGACGATCCTAGAATAAATATCATATTAGAAGAAGATGCAAATAGCAAATATTTTAAAAGTATCGAAAGACAAGAGTTAGATAGTCTTGTAAGAAAAGTAAGTGGAATAAAGGACACACTATGATTAGTAGTTGGGACACAACAAAAGCAAAAAGTAATTATCACTTTGATAATTTTAAGAACGATTCACAAGTTGATAAAGTAACTAAGTTAGGTAGAATCACACACGACTGGAAAAATGATGTAGCCGAAATCATCAAAGATGTAAAACCGGCAACATGGGAAACACGCGGTTATAAAGGTGAAGGTGTACTACCACCTAAAGAAGATTTGCTAGCAGAAGAATATGATCTGACACGTGCAGGGGTAGATCCAAAAATAGTTATTACTCATTTGAATTGGAAATTGACCCCTGCATTGCAAAAAGTCAGCGAACTGTTTGCATTGGATGATTGTATGGAACGTATACATGTACAAATGCCCGGCGAAGTATGGAACTTACATATTGATAAGTTACAAAAATGGGCACCAGAAGAACCATGGAAAATAATGCGTGTTATGATTGCATTGAATGATTGGGAGCCTGGTCACTTTTGGTCATATGGTAATTATCAATATCAACAATGGCGTGCCGGCGATGTAACAACATTTGACTGGCAAAATATACCTCATTGTACAGCAAATGCAGGACATAATCCTAGACTAACATTTCAATTGACAGGTGTTATGACAGAGAAAACTACTGCATTTATAAACAGACTAAAGAGATTTGACAGTCACCAATTGGAGTTAAAAAATGAATCATGGTTCTAAAAGAATATTAGTAATGGGTCTACCTGGAGCGGGTAAAACTTACTTAGCACAATATATAGTAGACCACTTACAAGCAGATAAAAAACGTGTAGGTTGGTTAAACGCCGATGATGTGCGTAAAAAATACAATGACTGGGACTTTAGTACAGAAGGTCGAGTTCGTCAAAGTCTACGTATGCGAGAACTGGCTGATAGCATGACAGATGTAGATTATGTTATTTGTGATTTTGTTGCACCACTAGTTGAAATGCGTAACAACTTTAAAGCAGATTGGACTGTATGGGTCGACACAATTGACAAAGGAAGATACGAAGATACCAACAAAGCCTTTATTCCACCCGAACAATATGATTTTAGAATTACTGAACAGAATGCTGTTAAGTGGGGCGAGTTTATTGCCGCACATATACTAGACAATAGATTGCGCCTTGTGTTTGATTGGCAAAAACCTACAGTTCAGATGTTGGGTCGTTGGCAACCCTGGCATGCTGGACATCGTGCATTATTCGAACGTGCTATTGCAAAAACCGGGCAAGTTGTTATACAGATTAGAGATTGTCAAGGTTGGCAGGGTTCTAATCCTTTTGAAATTGACAAAGTAAAATCATTCATCAAGCGTGATTTGGACATGCTTTATCAAGGTCAATATGAAATTCAAGTAGTACCAAACATTGTGAATATTACATATGGCCGTGATGTTGGTTATAAAATAGAACAAGAAACCTTTGACGAAGCAATACATAATATCAGTGCTACAAATATACGTAAAAGCTTAGGTTTAAAATGAAATCACCTTAGGACCGGTACTCGTTACCGTGGTGTAGCCGGCTGCTGGCTTGACGTACTAATTCGCTACTAGGAAATCTAAAGTGAGCTTTATCTCTATATAAATAGTTGAATGAAAAAACTATTAGCATTATTTTTACTATTATTTGGTATTGCACACGCTCAAATACACACGTATAAATTCATACTAAGTTCTGGACCCGGATCAGGATCTGATATAGTTGTGGATACCTATACTGGTTGTTTAGAACGTCAAAAGATTAATGTATTAAAAGAATTCAAACCGGGTGCAAATGGTTTAATAGCAATCAACACATTACAGCAAGCAAAAGATACTGACAAGGTTACTAACTTGTTAGTGGGAAATTTTGGGCTGAACATGTTGGGTAGCTTTCCTAATATTGACTTACTAGAAGATATTAATCCAACTGTATACATGAATCAAATTGCAATGGTGTTTGTAGGTAAGACAGGCAAGACTGATACAATTGATGAGTTGAGAACACTATCAAAGACTAGACCAATCAATGCAGGTTCAAGCACAGTGTTAGGTAACTTTATGATTGAGACATTGTTTACTGAGTTGAACATCCCGTATCAAGTTATACCTTATAAAAACAATGTCAACATGTTAACTGATACAGTGAATGGTAGTTTGGATATCCTACTAGACACATACATTGGAGCGAAGCCAATGATTGAATCAGGAAAGGTCAAAATCATTGCCAGTACGTTTGACAAACGAACAGCAAACAAGTACAATCACGAAAGCGTACAAACTTTTAGTAAAAAATTGAGTAAAATGCCTTTGGGTATTCTGTTAAGTGTAAACCCTTCTGCTAGTAAAGAAGCAAGAAGTATGTTAGTAAATTCAATATACGAATGCAACAAGGATATTGATGTATTGAACAGATTAGAATCAATGTCATCGGGCCCTATGTTTTATACAACAGAAGAAATTAGAAACATTGTAAAATCAGTAGCGAAGAAATAATATGTATTTACCACATTGGATCGTAGACGGAAACAGAACATCAAGTCAAATTGATGCGTGGAGAGCCGCATACAAATTAAAAACTAAACCACACTTCTACTTTTATGAAGAAGCATATGACACATTAGACTGGACAGTTGAACCAACAGAAACATGGGATCAATTGTGTTATGATAGATGTACACAATTGCGTCAGCGTTATAACAAGCTAAGTTTGTTCTATAGCGCAGGCCGTGATAGTCATCACATTCTAAGATGTTTTTATCATTTTAATATACCATTAGATGAAATTGTATTGTTAAACCTACGAACAAACCCTGTACGACAAGATGAATTGATTCGTTTAATATATCCGCAAGTACAAGAGTTTTTGAAAGCATACCCAAATACAAAGATTACCACAGTTGATGTAGGTCCAGAAGATTTTGATAATTATTTCTTAGATGATTGGCTAGAGAAACCGGCTAGTGCATTGACACATGGTTACTTTCAACCAACTAATTTTAGCTTCTATGTTAAAAGCATCATGCATGCCGATGAACCTAATCACGGTGTTATCTTAGGTGTTGATAAACCACGTATTGTATTAGAAGATGGTAAGTATTATTCTACAGTCATTGATAAGACTATGGAAACGTATATGACTGACATTCTAAACATTGAGTTGTTTTATTATGCTCCGGACATGCCTAAACTTCATCTGAAACAATCATGGATGACATTAAATCATATTGAGAGAATGTATGGTACTACTGTAATATACAAACCAGAGCAAATTGATCCATTAATTAATACTAAATTAGGCTCCGCTCCTACGAGTTTTTCTATCACTAGACCTGAAAAAGTAATTAAATCAAATAAAATTACAAGTGAATTTTTAAAAGATTATTGCGGCAACAGTCACAGTGAATACTATGATGATTTTTGTATTGCATCTGGTAGGGGCGCGGCATGGAATATTAATCTAAGTATTCAGAATGGTAAGAGTAAGTATAAGACTGAGGGTCGTGAACAAGTATTTCAGCGACTACTAAAAAATGCCACAGATGATAAATGGAAGTCAGCACACAACTTTAGTGACGCTATGACTTATTTGAAAACACACTATGCTAATATCTTTAACAAAGAAGATCCGTATCAAGGCACGTTAGGATGCTATTCTAAAATGTACTACATGAAAGATGTTACTTGACACCAATCATCATGTGGCGTTTGAATCTTAAATGCTCATAGTTGATGTTAATTGAGTCACAGTAAATTAGTTTTTGAACTTTATATGTTTCAGTGAACAATGACATATCAGCATAACTTTGCTTTATATCCCAATCAATTGTATTAATAGGTAAGTTTGTGCTTTGAAAACATACCAATCTGTTGTCAGGTATAACATCATACCAACTTGTGTTATCTAATTGGTCAACACTACAATTGATAAAGATAGATTCACTTCCGGTGTTACTAAAGTCAAGGGTGTTTATGTCTCTTGTGTGGTTGTAAACCTTAGGATATTCAAATTGCCAATGGTCGCATAACTTGTTTGCATTTTCTGTTGCAATTGGATCAATGTCATACGCATTAACAATACCATAAAATCTAGGGCGTCTTGTTAGCATCATAAAAGCTAATAAGCTATCCCAACTGGCTAATATGTTGACTGCAGGATTCTTGATACCTTCATTATCAATAACCTGTTCTATTCTTTCACATAACCATAACTTGCTTTGTACTAAACTATGTGAGAATGATTCGTGGATATTCATATAAAAAGATTATTAGATGTTACAGTTGAGTTAATTAAAGTTGCAACTTGATTGCCCCAAACTATATTAGACTTTGGGACACCAAGTTTTTTTAATAATTCAATTTGATATTTAGTAATGTTAAAAAGTTCTCTAGGACATTGTTCCCAACCATAACTTTTTATTCTAGGTTCCTTTGTACCATACATCTTGTACTTTAAGAAAGGCACTGTATGAAATTTATCATTACCCCTCTTATGTTCTTTTAAATGCTGTTCAATGAAATGATAACTAGATTCAAAGCTGTGACTTATCATGTTGCCTATACCGGGTATACTCTTTGATTGCATGAATCGTTCATAACTACTGAATGCCAATTTAAATGGACTCAACACATTTTTCTCTGCTTGTAGCCAGGGCCAATCACCACCAACGATTGGGTAGTTATGACATTGTTCTATTAACCAAAAATGACTAGGAACATGCGGTTCTGTTATTTTAAATGGCAGAGCATACTCTAAATACTTACCGCTCTCATAAAAGTCAATAGCATCAAAGTAGAATAAATTCTGTTTGACATTATTTTCCCTACAAAACTTTTCTGAGTAATACAGATCCACTACATTCAATATTGCACCTTTAATAGTAATAACCATAGTCATTGCTTCTACTGGTATCTTATTTTTTAATAAAGACATAAGAACCAGTTCACTATCCAATCCGCCGCTATAGAGTAACTCAATTGGACTATTTGGGCAATCTACTAAATGGTCATAGAATATATCATCCACACTTCTACCCGGTTCAAATTGACATTCTGTTAATTCTGTAGTAAAATGATTATCATGCAGGGTATGTTTTTTGTACCCATTTAATCCAGTAGACCATTGCAATATTTCTGACATACTCATATTTAGTGGGTAAACTAAATACTCGTATATTTACGATATAGTATAAATACACAAAAGAGAACACCATGCTACATTTTATCACAGACCTAACACACAAACTATTATCATTTATTAAAGACGATCCTGTACGACCAGAAATATCTACTGATTTCAGAGTAACTAATGGAAGAATGGTTGCGGCATTATCTAGTAATGATGATGATCCGGATGCAATGGTATGTGTTAGTTTTCATGATTTTGTTCCAGCCGGTGTAGATGATTTATCACATGTATCTGAGGTCCCAACTACAGCAGTATTCTATACCATATGGAGTTATAAAGCCGGTAAAGGTCGTGATTTATTAATACAAGCGGTAAAAGGTATTCAGGAACAATATCCTAGTGTAAATAGATTTGTGACATTAAGTCCTAAAACAGAAATGGCTAGAAGATTTCATTTAAAAAATGGTGCTATTATATTCCGTGAGAATATAGAAACCATTAACTATGAATATACTAAAACAATTAGTGAGTAATATTATGGTAAAAGAAGTTAAAATGGTTAGTACTAGTGAAGAAGTAGAACAAATAGAAAATAGTGCATTATTAGCGTGTGATTTTATATATGATAATTTATTACCATTATTAGAAGAATTTGAAAATAATAATGATGATCCTGAATATATTCCCGGTATTGCTACTCATGGATTATTTGTAGCATTAATACAAGAATTAGCCGATTTAGGATATACTCAAAAGGATTTATATAAAGAAATTAGAACTTATATGAATACTTCGGTAGGTGAAGTAGTACACTAATACTTTAGTACTACATATTTAAGAAACAAAAGTACTACTTTTGCCCCCTCAGGGGCTTCAAAATCGCTAGAGGATTCAGGAACGCACTCTGATACACTTCTAGCGATTTTACCAACAGTTGACAATAAATGGGCTTTAGTGTATAATTCATCTATGAATAAAACAAATGACATCATTCAGTGGACAGGGGTAGTTTTCATCATAGCAGGTCATATCCTGAACTCGATGGGCAATATGGATCCATATAACATTATAGCATTCAGTTTTGGAACTGTATTCTTTCTTACATGGGCTTACCGGGTTCGCAACAATGCACAAATGGTAGTGAATATCGTATCAGTTGTTATTTGTATGCTTGGATTGTACCGAGCATTCTGAGGTTGACAATAAATCAATTTGGGTATATAATACACTTATGAACTCGAAAATCGTCCGCAAGCGTAGAACTGATAGAAATCAAGTTATCTACTTTATCCAAGATACTGTAACACTTGAGTACTACATTGGTTTGACTGCTCTTTCATACAAAGGCAATGTGTTTTTGACACTACGCCGTCGTATGCAAAAACATATGCAACGGGCTATGACTGAGAACAAAAACTGGGGCCTGTCTCGTGCTTTGCGTGAGCGTGGTGCCGAGCGTTTTGTGTTCGGTAAGTTGGAAGTTGTGCGTGGCAAGCGCCCTGCTCATGAGCGTGAAACACTATTGATTAACACATTGCAACCAGCATTGAACACATTTGGAGTAAAATAATGCAAGCAATTACTAACTTGATTATCGTAATGTTACCCGTCATTGTGATGGGTCTGGCAATAATTTTAAAGGATGGATTTTAGTATGAGAGATGGATATGGAGTATGTCCTGTATGTAACGGGACTTGTTATGTCAATTTGACGGAACAAGAAAAAGCTTATTCTTGGAATAAAGATAAGACACAACGTGGTTGTCATAACTGCGGTGGACAGTATATGTATGGATCCCCTAAGGGTGAAGTACGATTGAATGCCGAAGGTGCACCGTGCAACCATCATTACACAACCAAATCAGACGGCAGATGCTTGACCGGCTACACTTGTAAACATTGCGGTGACAGATATCAAATTGATTCGGGTGATTAATTAGCAATATCTCAGAGGACTCATAAATAACGATATGAGTCTTTGGGAAAAATATGAGTTGACAGTTAAGAGAATTCTTGCTATAATCATAGCAATAGTGATCTTTGGTTGGATGATTTTAGAAGAACCTGAAATCGAAGAACCAACTATTACTGTTAGTTATAAATGTGAGATATTATTACGGTTACATTCTATTCCGGAACATATCAAAAAACAATGTATTAAAATTTTGAAAGACACACATGAAATTGAACCAGATTAACGAAGCAATGAATCACCAAATCACCGGTGGTTCTGAATATCAATGGCAATGCTTTCCTGATGCACGATTCTTAGACTATGAAAGTGACTATGGTCACGTTAGTGTATTGTATAGTACTGTAGATCAAACTGTATACCAGGCTGACGCCTCACTTAAACGTGATGCTTGGCCCAATGACGAACGCTATGATAAGCCCTATCGTTGGACAAATGCTTTGTTTAAAGATGCTTACCTTAATGAAGCAACAGAACGCAATGTCGATCCCGATCAGGCATGGGATGATGTTAAGTGGATTGATCTGGATGTAGAAGAAGATTTCCTAGAAAAAGCAAAAGCAATGTTCAACGGTGAGTATTGGGATACCCGTGTACAAATAGAAGTTGATTTGGATGATGACCTAATACTTCATTTAGCCAAGGAAGCGCACAAGCGTGACATTACACTAAATAAGATGATAGAGTTTGTTTTACAAGAGGCAATCGACAGTCACCGTGTCAACGAATCATTGGTCTGACACGTTATATAAGTATAACACAGGAGATAGTTATGAAAAAAGTTATATTAGCAATATCATTGATTTTACTAGCTGGTTCAGCATCAGCACAGCATTATGGTCATCACGGACATTATGGTCACGGTGGTTATCGTGGCGGTGGTTGGGGCTGGGGACCTGTACTCGGCGGCGCACTAGCTGGAGCAGTAATTTATGATATCTATAATCGACCAGTAGTTGTTCAGCAACCTCCAGTAGTTGTACAGCAACAACAGCCTGTTATAGTTCAACAAAATCAAAACTGTACCCCATGGACTGAAACACAAAACTCAGATGGCACTATTACTCGTACACGAACCTGTAATCAGTGACCAAAGTAACTTGTACAATATCGTTCATTATGTTATAATACACGTATGAACGATATTTTTTATGGTATTTTTTCGTGGATAAAAGATGACTTTAAGTCTAACAGAATTCGCTTTGCTATTGAGCTTCTTGCATGGGCTATTAGTATTGGATGCAGTATTACTATGGCGGTTACAGTCCCCACTCCTCCGCTTCTTGCTCTTTATCCCATTTGGATTACTGGTTGTGCTTTGTATGCTTGGGCTAGTTGGACTAGGAAATCTTTTGGCATGCTGGCTAACTATCTACTGCTAGTGTCCATTGATAGTATAGGATTAATAAGGATGATGACATAATGACAACTGCAATTAAAATGATAAACAAGAAAACCGGTATCACTAAAGATGGATACATAGGTTTTAGTTACAGCTACTTTTTATTAGGTATCTTTAATATGGGATGGTTAGTTCCTCTATATCGAGGTGAATTGCTAATCACACTAATATGTTTAATCATTCATGTGTTAACTTTGCCCTTTTGGATTATCACCGCAGTAGTATTTGGATTGTTCTTCAACAAATACTACACTCTTAAGTTAATTGAAGAAGGTTACACTTTTGATGATAGTGATGATGAACTCGTTGCTAGAGCAAAAACTATTTTAGGAATGACAAAATGAACATCACCACAGAATGGACCGATAAAGATTGGGACAAGTTTACTGAATGGTTAAGTGGTATGTTGCGAGTAAGTGAAGGTACAGTGACATTCACCAAATCAGATGGTACTGAGCGTGTAATGAAATGTACTCTAGTGCCAAACCAATTACCTAAGGTTGAAATCAAAGAGGATGCAAAACCACGCAAAGAATCAGCTACAAGTATGCGTGTATTTGATTTAGAGAAAAAAGAGTGGCGTAGCTTCACTATCAAGAAAGTTAAACAAGTTAATTTTACGATAGAATGAACGACTTTGAACAAGGTAACATTCACTACATGGCTAAAGAGTATCACGAAGCCAGTGAATGTTACAGAAGATTTTTAGAACAAGAGCCACAGAATTATATAGTGTGGCATAATCTTGGCATTACACTATCACAGTTAGGTAGAGATGTAGAAGCATTAGAATGCTTTGAATTACCATGCAGTCATAACTATGTTGAAAGTTGGCTAAGTAGAGGAACAGCATTACGCAGTTTGGGACATTATAGGGAAGCATTAATTACATTTGCACACACCTTTGCTCTCGACCCCAAACATTCAACAGCATACAGTAATTACGGCAACACCTTGCGTGAGTTTGGATTACCTGAACTTGCTATTCCTTTTTTACAAATAGCACAAGGTCTCACTCCTAATAATGTTAACTATGAGTTAAACGAATCAGTTAGTCATTTAATGAAAGGTGATTTGATTGAAGGTTGGAAGAAGTATGAAGCACGTTGGTATTATCAAAGCGACATAAGCCTTAAGCCTAACTTGCCCGGGCCAGAATATGATGGATCACAAGATATTATAGGTAAGAAAGTTCTCGTATACTATGAACAGGGATTTGGTGATAGTGTTCAATTTATTCGTTTTGCAAAACAATTAAAAGACAAGGGTGCAGAAGTAACAGTTATAACCAAACCACAATTGTATGATTTGTTTAAATATAACTTGCCTGACTTGACTGTACTAAATGCTGACGCACAGATACCACCATATCACTATCATGTTGCATTGATGGATATACCAAAATGTTTTAGTACAACCATTGATACGATCCCTTATTCTACTCCTTATTTAGATGTAGATGAAGGTATGAAACAGTTGTGGAAACAATTGTTAGGCCCCAAGACTAAAAAACGAATTGGATTATTGTCTAGTCCAAATAAGATTGCATTCATATCACGCTTCCGTAGAATTGAATTAGAACAATTATTATCAATAACAAATGATGATTATGAATTTATTAGTCTATCATATGAAGTGGATGAACAAATATTGGAGACATTAGCAAAGTATAATGTCAAAACATTCCATGAAAACTTAACTGGCTTTTACAATACAGCAGGATTAATTAGCCAACTAGATTTGGTGATATCAATTGATACAGTTATCCCTCACCTGAGTGGTGCAATGGGAGTTCCCACTTGGGTGATGTTAACTGATTACGGGTGTGATTGGCGTTGGTTTATGAATCGTAACGATAGCCCATTCTATGATTGCATGAGACTATTCCGTCAGACAAATGGAACATGGGACAATGTGCTAGAATCCATCAGTACAGAACTTAAAAATTTAGGTTGACAATAAATAAGACTCATGCTATAATATGGGTTATGAAAAGAGAAATACTATCCTTCACTGTTAAAGAACCCAAACACAGGGCTCACCGTGTTCTTTTCTGTGAGAACACCCCGTTTAAACCTAAGGTTGCTAAGCCCAAAACGGGCTATCAACGTAAATCTAAACATCCAAATCGCACCGAAATTTGACAATAAATTAATTTGGGTATATAATACAATCTTAGACAGTTAACTAAAGGACTACAAAATGGCAGGTAAAGCAAAATCAATGTATCTCACGGTTTGTCCAAAAGGATCACATACCAGTGTTTTCACCAAAATGTTTTTCAATGCAAAAGAATTGAATGACTACATCAAAACACCGGAGTTTGTGGAAAAGTATCCAGAAGATAAATTCCAAATCATTAAAGAAACCTACTAAAAGGTTGACAATAAATCAGTTTGGGTCTATAATAGAGTCTTATTCAATCAAAAGGAGTTCACATGAACATCAAAGAAGTTAATACTGCTATCATTCACGGTCGTTTCACTAGTGAAGAATTGAATAGTATTGGTGATGCGATTAAATTTGCCCGAGCACAACTTGCGGCCCAAAACAAAATGGCCATGGGTAAAGGTTCCAAAGTAAAATTCACTAATTCACGCTCAGGTGTGACTGTGATTGGTAATGTTGAAAAGGTAAATCGTAAGTTCGTAATTGTACGTGAGAACAACCCCGGATTCATTGCTACAAACTGGCGCGTCCCTGCTAGTATGTTAACTGTTATTTAAGGAATTTAAAATGGCACAATATTTCTATGTTCGTCCGAACAGAGACAATTGGGAACCCACTGTAAGTAAATGCAGGCGTCAATTGTTAAGGGAATTGCTGAAGGGAACTTCAGTTAACATGGCAGAAAAATCTATGTTTATTCGTTTTGAAAATGTCAGTAACACTTACTGGGATCAGTTTTGGCATGAGGTCACTTCGGTTCCGGTTGAACATGCTATTAGTTAAAGGAACAATTATGAAAGCAATCTCTCTTGCTATTGGTACAATCGTTGTTAGTATTGTAGGTATTCTAGCCCTCAGTTTTCTATTGAGTTGGCCTGTCTACATGCTATGGAATGGTTGTTTGGTTGGCGCTGTTCAAGGTGTCTCTCAGGTTACTTGGCTCCAAGCCTGGGGCTTGACAGTATTGTGTGGTTTTTTGTTTAAATCTAATGTGAGTAATACAAAATGAGTAAAATGGCAGACTTATATATGGAGATTGAGGACATGCTTGAAAAAGGCACACATCCGGCAACTATCTCCGCGGTCCTTGATGTTCCGGTGTTCTTTGTCTATGATGTAGTAGAAAGTATTCATTCTGATGCTGAGGAATTGAGCCCTTTTAGGACAGTCAATTCGTAAAAAGGTTGACAATAAATCGGTTTGGTGCTATAATAGAATCTTAGACAGTAAAGAAAAGGAAACAAAATGGCTTACATGAATCAAGAACGCAAACAAAAAATTGCCCAAGCACTAAAGCCAATATTGGCTAAGTACAAGGTCAAAGGTTCACTGAGTGTCCGTAATCACATGTCCATCGTGTTGACACTCAAATCTGGCACTATTGACTTTATTGGCAATAGCAATCGTGTTTGCGGCAATGACTTTTATCAAGTGGCTCGCGGCTTCAAGCCTAACACTAATGGCTACGATCAAGTTAACCCATATTGGTTTCAGGATCATTATGATGGCGTTGCTAAGGAATTCATGACCGAAGCATTCAAGGCTCTTAAGGCTGCGGATTGGTATGATGAATCTGACGCAATGACAGATTATTTTAACACCGCCTACTATGTAGACGTTAATATTGGCAAATGGGACAAGCCCTATGAACTGACAGGTTCATGGGAAGCAGTTACCGTTTAACGAATAATGGGTAACACAATGATTGACAATAATGCCAATCTGTGTTATCATTATAACAGTGCTGTGAATTTAGCGGCACATTTTTTAAACTTAGCTTTTATTTAAAGGAAACACAATGGCTAATTCTAATCAAACTTTCAAAGTCGCCGGTATCACTATTCACAATGGTAATGCTAAGGTTCGTTTCACAGATGACATGGTTCGCCGTATCAAGCAATTCACTAAGGGTGGAGCTTCGCGTGTAGAATTTGTTGAGTTGCCCAGTGAGATGACTAAGGTTGATGCATTGAAATATCTCGCTACACTTCCTGAGTTCGCTAGTGCAAGTGACCAAGCAACTATTGCTGATACCCTTGAGGATAAGACAAAAGAAGCAAACAAAGGCACAGTTAAAGTTAAAGCATCTAAGCCTAGTCTTGATGCTATCAAAGCACGTGGCAAAAAAAGCAAAGAAGTGTCCGCAGAAGATGTATTGTCTGCTATTGCTGAATAATTAATAGGGCTTAGGCCCTCTTACTATGAACATGAATCTATCTACCTTTCGCCGATCATTTAATCCTCGTAGAGAATTCAATCCAGCAGATAAAAAAGATTTGTTAGAATTACAATTCTTTAAAAAGAATGGTAAATGGAAAACAGGTTGTCCATTCTTTCTAGAGGATCCGTTCGTTGAGATTCCGGCAATGTGTGAAAACAAATTCACAACTTACATGCTAGAGAAGATGAAATAAAAAAGCCCCTTAAGGGGCTTTTTTATGGGTTTGAAACTGACTTTATAATCCAGAAGTCGCTACTCATATTTGTATTCTGAATAACTTGAAACGGCATATAGAAGTAACCTCTGTCGCCCCAACCTGTTCCCCAACTGTTTCTTGCAATGAATACTTTTTTGTTTTTGTCGTATCCAACAAGTAACACTGCATGTCCACCTAATAGTTTTTCACGCTTTGTGTTTGGATAAGGCATCATACCGGTCTTGGCAACATTCATTGACATAAAGCTATCATACACACTGAAGCCTATGATAACTGAATAACCATTACTTAATGCGTCAATACATCCATTAAAGTCTTCCACTCTTTCGTATCGTGTTACCTTACGATTTAATGCGTCACTCTTTGCTTCATTGATTGGTTCTTGTTTAAATTTTCTAATATCATATGGCCAGTATGATTCTAAACTTACCCCATACTTATTAGTTGCTTTAATGCCATCACGAATGTATGCACCACTATCATAGTTAACTGTTCCTAGCAATACTCGTTCATAATAGTATATAAACAATCTACTAACATCAGTTGGTTTACCATTGCGTTTGTTTAGTAATTCAATTGCACCTGCGATAGATTGTCCGGTACAGCTACCTAGATTACCTTGATTTTCAATTGAACTACAATAACTTCTTAGGTCAACTATATCAGGATTAATTTTTTGTGTTAATTGATATCTGTAATCTCTAGTATCTAGTTTATCAGCCTTCCACACTAAATTAAATTTGTCGTCAAGTGTCCTAGATATTACTTTTTTGGTGACAGGTGGGTTGAAGGTATGATCCTGACTTGTATCTATTATTGTTCGTGGATCTTGTTTCAATGCCATTAGTCATCCTTTATTTATAATTTAGTGTAACCCCAATTTACAACTGCGTTGGCACCGCTATTGTTAGTAATACCAAATGTAAACACATTGGCAGTTGTAGTTGCAACTACAGCATTACTGATATTGTTTAATGTGCCAACAAATTGTGTAGGTATCGATGTAAGTACTAATGCATTGCCGGCTGCATAATACCAACCATAACTACTACCTAATACCGGCACATTGTTATTAGTCACCACTGCTGTAGCAGTATATGTAACAATACCATTTGGAATATTC